CACTGCTTTTTGAGAAGTTACATAAATCAAAACATTCAATAAGCTAAACTCAAAGCTAAACCTAAAGTTAAAATCTACGACTGTGCAGTCGCTTTTAATCAAAGCCGTTATCAAAATATTTTTGCCAACTTTGTGGCCACATTTATGTGGTCACAAAGCTGATTTAAAGCGACCTGCAATTTTATGGGTTAATGACACGCGTTAGCATGAGTGAAATATAACCATTAAAATATTAGATATTAAAAAATATATCTGAAGATTAATCAAGAAATTAATACAGCTTTGGCCGTTGTGTAAACGTTGGCCATAAGCAATTAAATAAACTCAAAAAGGTCAATTTATGTCTGCTTACAGTTTATTAGATCTGTCTCAAGTACCCGTACCAGATATTATCGAAACGCTGGACTTTGAAGTCATATTTAAAGATTTAAAACAGCAACTCATTAATATAAACACACAACATGCACAAGTGCTCAATTTAGAGTCGGAGCCTTTAACGCAAGTTTTACAAACTTTTGCTTATCGTGAACTTTTATTAAGAGCACAGTTAAATGATGTAACAAGAGCAAATATGTTGGCTTCTGCCACAGGTCATGATTTAGAAGCCATTGGTGCTCGTTATAATGTTAAAAGGTTAGTAAAAGGGCCGTTTGAGTTAACAGGAGGCAGTGAAAATGAGCCCGCCTCAGAAACTCCTCAAGGCTTAATTCAAGAAAGTGATACAAATTTTCGTCGCCGTATTCAAATGGCTTTTAATGGTTTAAATACAGCGGGCAGTGAAGGCAGTTATATTTTTCATGGTTTATCATCAGATCCACAGGTTTTAGATATTGATGTGACCAGCCCTGAGCCCTGCGAAATTGTGATGACAATACTCAGTACCTTGTCTGAACAAAACCCATCAGGTATTCCTAATGATATTTTATTGGCAAATGTTCGTGCATATTTTGGTTTAAGTTCAGATGGCAGTGGTGTAAAAAAAACCTACAGTTTAGAAGAGGCTAAGCGTTTACATAAAATCAGGCCATTAGGTGATAGGTTAACTATTAAAGCCGTTGATGTTCAAGAATATCAGGTTGAGGCTGTTTTGTGGGTTTTACCTGGTGTTGGCAAAGATGAAATATTAATTAAAGCCAAACAGTCAATTCATCGTTATGCCCAAAATCGTCATAAATTAGGCAAAAAAATTAGTTTATCTGGGCTTTATTCTGCATTACATCAAGAGGGTATAGAGCAAGTACAACTCACTTTACCAACTAATGATATTGAAGTTGCACATGATCAGGTTGCTTTTTGTACGCACTATACTGTGACGGCTGAGGAGTTACATGAATAAAACACTTAAACAACTCTTATTGCAAATAGATTTCGATCATCAAACAACAGAATCATTAGCGCTGCAAATAGCTCAAAACAATAACAGCGTAAATAAAATTAAAAGTTTATGGGAGCCTATGTCATGTTCTATCGATCATTTACCTTGGTTGGCTTGGGCTAATGGTGTTAATGAATGGGATGATAGTTGGCCTGAAGCTGTAAAACGTGAAATTGTTTTTAATGCATTCGAATTACATAAATACAAAGGTACGCGATATGCGATTGAAAAAGTACTGGCACCTTTTGCAATCACAGCTGATATCTCTGAGTGGTTTGAACAAATACCAGAAGCTAAGCCAGGTACGTTTAAATTAGATGTTTATTCTGAACAGCAATCAATATCAGAAGAACTCGCCCGTGAAATAAAAAAACGCTTGAATCAAGTCGATAGAAAATCAGTGCATTTATCGGGTATTTCATTAAATCTAAAAAGTCGAGCAAAGCTTTATTTTGCGTGTGCGAGTAATTTAGGTGAACATATTAAAATTTACCCTAAAACGATAATTAATTAACACATCGCATCAACCTAGCTATACAAATAGCAGCTTAGGTCTATCAAATATCTACAGGAATACCATGGAATATTATACTCTCCCAACAAGTATTGGGGTTAATAAACTTAGAGATGCCAGTGTCGAACAACCCATTAATATTACTCGGGTGGTTTTTGGTGATGCTAAAGGTCAAGAATATTTACCGACTGGCGAAGAATCTGAACTCATAAATCAAGTGTTTGAAACTGCTCCGAGTAATATTCGAACTTCAACTCAAAACGCCAATTGGATAGAAATCGAGGCCATTATTCCACACAATCTAGGCGGTTGGACCATACGTGAAGTAGGGTGTTTTGATCAAGAGGGTGATTTGATTTTTATTGGTAATTTACCACCTTCAAGTAAACCCAATAGTGAAACGGGTGTGATAAAAGATATCGCATTTGTATTGATTTATGATGCGGCAGCCGCAGATGTTGTTCAAATCTCTATTAATCCTGAACTTGTTTTAGCAAGTCGAAAATATGTTGATGATGAAAATGCATTACATTTATCTGCGAATGATCCGCATCATCAATACTTAAAAAAAACAGATGCATTGAACGCGTATTTAGCGAAAGATGCACAAGCACAAAGTGCAAAAACAGCGGATAAGTTAGGTGATATCCCTGCAGGTGATTATTTAACAGAGACTGAGGGTGATGAGCGTTTTCAAAGGCTACAAGAGGGTAGTATCCCAGCCCCGATCGGAGCTACTTTCTCTACTGAATCTCCAACTTTAACTGGTCCTATAAAGATAAAACTGCCACAATCTTGGACAGCTACAATGCTAGGTTTTACGGTTAACGTTTTTGAGTATGGTCCAGATCAAACATTCAAAATAATGATTGCTGGTTACAATTTTATCAGCGGCCACTGGAATAACCCTAGCGCGTTTATTCTTGGAGGTAAGAAGAATTATAAGGTCAGATTTGGTCATGATGGTGATAAATGCTGTGTTTATATAGGGGAAGATGATGAGAGTTGGTCATACCCACAAGTTTCAGTTGTAGATTTTGTCGCTGGTTATGCACGTTATGAAATATCAAACTGGCATAAAGGTTGGTCTATTTTAATTGGAAATCAAACAGCGCAAAACATCACCGGAACATTAATAGCTGATGCAGCTTATAGTGCAGAAAACAAACCAACTGCCGCCGATGTTGGCGCCTTAGCTGTTAAAGATACCGCTAATAGAGTTTACTGTGCATCGGGCACATATATTAATAGTAGTAATTACGGCTCCAATCCTGCAATTGAAATGCTTCAAGCTACCCCTCAAGCAGATTCGTTTATAAGCTTTCATGTAAGTGGTGATTTTGCGTTTAACTTTGGATTGCATGGAGCTACAAACAAATTAAGCGTCGGCGGCGGAAGTTTAGGTGCTGATAATGTTTACGAAATTTACCACGAAGGAAACAAGCCAACTGCGGCAGATATTGAAGCCGGTGGGTTATCAGATTTAAATACATGGAGTCATATTCAAAAATACAAAAGAGAGAATTACCATTACAGTACAAGCGGACAAGTTGGAATTGGTTTTGGTAGTTTTAGCTATAGACAGGGAGATCAAGGCCGCAGAGGATTTCATTTATTTGGGCAAGGTAATGGTTCTGATTACGATTCTTGTGATTTGTTTTTATATGATGGCAGTAAGTATAACCGCGCTTATCATGAGGGATTTAAGCCAACTACCGCAGATGTTGGTGCTTTAGCGGTTTCAAGCGGTGGCAACATAGCACTCGAAACAACAACTTACGGCTTAACAGCGTACCCTACTGCAACAAAAATAACTCCATCCAGTGGGTGGGCAAGAGCGCACAGATTTGCATCTGGTGCAGATGCTACCAAATTCGGAACATTAGGAGCTTTGGGGAGTGGCGACTCTATTGGTTACATGTTTATGAATGCAAACACCGAGCATGCAACTGGTTATAGTGAACTTGACGCATTCAGGGTTTACCCCAGTAGGGTAGCGTGGGGTACAAATACTATATATCACGAAGGAAACCTAACCCCCGAAACAATAGGCGCGCTCCCCGTTTTTCGTGGCGCTGTGTATAACGTAACAAAAGACACATATACACCCGTATGCAGGGTACAAGGTGACAGACTGGCTTCAGCTATTAAACTTACGATTCACGGTACAGGTAGTGGCAATGTTGTCGATTGCACACTCGATATTCTATGTAATCATTATAAAGATATCGTTGTTAGCAGTCTTTCGGGTAGCTTCACTCAATTAGACGTAAAGATAGAATCAAATGGTAATGAGGTCTATGTTATTTCTATTAAGACTGGTGATTCGAGTAATGATGACATTATAACTTCACTGGTCTGGCAGGTAACGTCAAGTACAGAGGACCAAGTAACCACTTGGAATACGGACCCAAATTTCACGGTAAAAGAAACTCACGTACATAGCACAATAAAAGGCTCGACCAACTTAACCTCGTCAGCGGGCGCGGGTACACCAAATCATCATGTTGAGGGTAAAGAAGTATATCACGCAGGAAACCTAACCCCCGAAACAATAGGCGCTTATTCAAAATCTGAAATTGACACACAAAACGGTTCTTTTGAAATAAAAACCGCAAATGAAATAGCAAAAACACAAGGCACATTACATGTGTTTTTAACTCACTCTGATTTACAAATTCCCGATGATGCAGGAACAAAATTTCAATTTTTGGTGGATGATTCAGTTGATTTATCCGCGGGTAAATGTCGGCTATTAGCGCCAACAGGACAAAAAATAAACGTATCTGGTACACCATCAAATATATGCAACATCAAAGATAAAGATGTTATTCACACAGTATTAAAAATTAATGGAGTTTGGAAAGTATGATTGAAACAGATCTAGTGCATTCCAGTAGCGGCGTCACTCTTGAGCCCGGTTCAATAATCAAATCAGCACAAGAAAAAACAGAAGCAGGAAATAAGTTATTTAAACTGGATGGTTCGCAATATTTAGTTGCTGATTATCCTAAAACAGCTGAAAATATAGAGTCAAAATACATTATTAATGCTGCTATTTATAACAATGTTGGAGTCTGTGAAAGCTATCGATATTACAGACAAAAAAGCGCTGATGGTTCAAGATTGTACTTGTGGGATGACGTAAACCTATATGAATCGTTTGATAATGGTGTAACACAATCTTTAGTTAGAGCATTTACATTACCAGCAGGCTTTAATTCATTACAGTCAATTTCAATGGGTAAAGTAACAAATATCCTATTAGCTGTTAACAATAGAGGGACTAGTAATATATCTAACCCTGAAATAGCAGTATCTACCGACTTGGGGCTAACTTGGGCGCGGCATTCTGTTGATTTTGGGTCTATAACTGGTAGATGGACATGCACGGCAATATCACATGATGAGTCAAAGTTTTGGGTAGGTGGTCATCAATATACCACAGGTACTTATACCTATGATTGTAGTAGCTCTGTTTATTCTAAAGATAAAGGAGCTTCTTGGAGTGCTGGGCAAGCATCCGGCGGTGTGCTTAATTTTATGCGTACAAATCAAGAACACAATCCGGTTTTCACAGCAGACAATAGTAAAATCATTATGGCATATGGGTATTCGAATAATTATATTAGCGTATCTATAAACGGTTATTACAACCAAATGAATTCAACATATGGGTTTGGCAATTATAAACAGCATTTTGTTATGACTGATCCGAGAGATAATAGTGTTTGGCTTGCTGGTGAGGATGCTATGTTTCATGATGTTAGTGGTAATGGAACTAACTGGATTAAAACACCAACTTTCCCACCTCATTCAACTTATAACTTTGTAGTTGATGCCAATGGTGATATGTATATATCAAGCGGCTCTGCCTGTTATCAATTGTTGAATGGTAAAACAGTTTGGGATCGTATATATGGTACTGACTCATTATTTCAAAATGTGAATGGAGTGTTTTTTGGTGGATGGAACACAGGCCAGCCAGTAACACTAAGAACAACAACAAACATATATGGCACAGACAATTCATTAACCGCTTATGCGTTCACTGTGCCTGATATTAGGCATCATAGTTATGACACCGATGAATCAAGTATCAGGAAAATGGTAGGGGATATTATCGTATGAATTATTTATTTGATAAAAATGGTTTATTTGTTGGTACATATCTTCATAAAAAAGGGCAAGCGTTACCTAAATATTTATTTACGGATATAGCACCACCAGATTGTTCTATTAATGAGATTCAGAAATTTATTGATGGTGATTGGGTTGTAGTTAATAAGTCGCAAATTATACCAATCAATATCGACAGTGTAACAAATAAGCTTGAGGATTTTGACGATAATGACAATGAGTACACGCTAGTTGAAAATAGTAATAGTGTGGCCTCGGGTGTTGTACCGTTACCCAATAAAAAATTTAGAGTGCCATTTGTACGCTTAGATGTAAAAGGAGTGCCAGATAAAAAATCATATATGGTCGCGGTGATAGAAAATGGCGCGTTTACGATTACGTTGAATTTTAAAACAGGTGGTGAGTGGATTGTTAATACTGAATTACTTAACTCAGAATTAACCGAAGCTGAATTAGCACTTTTTTCATTTAGTATTGCTGATCATAAGTTTAAAGTAGTGTGATTATGAAACATAAAAAAGGCTATATTTTACGCTTACTGATTGTAATAGACGCATTTTTTAATGTGTTACTTTTAAATGGTAGTGAAGACCATACTATAAGCGGTCGAGTCGGTTATAAGGCACACAAAACAAAAAAGAAAAGATGGTTACTTGCTGAAAAAGTTATAAACACGTTATTTTGGTTTGATAAAAACCATTGTTACAACAGCATTGAATGGGATGAAATTTAATGCGTTAAGGGTCATAATTGACCTGTTGCTTACACTATAAAAGCGTATCATTTAGTTATTCTCAAATAAGTCCTAAAAATATTAAATAACCTTAAATTCAAAAGCTTACTATATTAAATGATGAGGCTAAATGATGACAATTAATCGTGGTGCTATGCTACAAGCAATTAAGTTACAGTTAGAAACCAAGCTAGAAGATAAAGCACAAGTTTTATTATTAGCAACAGATAACCCCATAACAGCACAAGCTAAAGTGCTTATAAAATTATTACAAGAAGATGTGCTATTTACTGACTCAAATACTGATCATAAAGATGGTAAAAAAAATAATCAAATTTTGGTGCCTCAGTCAAATTTACATAACCAACGGGCATTACATTTGGTATTAAAAACCACATTACAGGCTAACAGCCCAAGTGAATTATTAACCCTATTAGATGAGATAGCATCAAAAAATGAGTTGAGTTTACAAGACTCTGATACCGCGGTGTTGTGGCAAAGAGTACAACCGCAAAATACACAATTTGATTTTAGTGAATCACAAAATGTATTTAGCGCGACGATGACTCAGCTTTTTAAAATGTATTACCTGGTTAAACACATTGATGACAATGAAGACATGCTGATCAAAGAAGTTTATCTAGGCCAATATGGCCAAGACCATCAACTCATTGCTACTTTTTCATCAGGTGAGCAAGTAACAGTGCCTGCAAGTTAAAAGGATTATTTATGAATACATTACAACCTTTTGCTGAACTTGCTTCGGCAGACTTACAAAACAGACTGGCAAAAATGATTTTAATTGGCACAGTTGCACAAGTTGATTACGACACAGCCAGAGTCAAGGTTAAAGTAGGTGATTGGCTTACAACTTGGTTGCCTTGGTTAACCCATAGAGCCAGTAACGATGTTAATTGGCAAGCACTTGAAATTGATGAGCAAGTGATGGTTTTTTCACCTTGTGGCGATACTGCACAAGGGGTGGTTTTAGGCAGTATTTATCAACAAACACAACATCAGTTAGTGTCGGATATAGCGGTTGAAGAACGTCAAAATATTCATAGATTTAAATACCAAGACGGTACAGTTATAGAGTACGACAGAGCAAAACATAAGCTAAAGGCCGATGTTAATGGTGATGTTGAAATGAATGTCAATGGTTTTGATGGTTCTGAAGCCAAAGGTGATCTCAGCGTTACGGTTAAAGAAAATGCTGATGTGAATGTAGGTAAAAATATGACAGCAATTGTGGCTGAAAATGTGGTGATCACCGCAGGAAAAAGCGCTTCAGTCACAGCAAGTGACAATATTGAAGTGAAGGCAAAAGCCATTTTATTAGATGCCAGTGCAGATATTACCATTAAAGCGGGTGGTACTTTGAAATTAAATGGTACCAAGATCAGTGCTCAAGAATAGAGGTGAGTTATGCCAGCAGTATCAGTCGATGATCATATGACAAATATACACAGTAGTTTTTTACCTGGTACAGCTTCAGCCAGTATTGATAATTTTACCATTGCGGGTAAAGCGGTTTTAAGACAAGGCGATGCCATTGCTACACATGGTCATGTAACAGATCCTAAATTAAAACATATTTTACCGACTATTTCAGAGGGGGCAAATACTTTTAGCGTAGCGGGAAAACCGATTGTAAGGTTAGGTGATGGTACAAGTTGTGGTGCACAAATGGCGCAGGGTATCAGTAGTTTTACTGTTGGCTAAATTATTCTTAACTTGGTTTTATTAAAAAGGAAAAGTATATGATAGGCATGAATGCTAAAACAGGGAAAAGTCTTTCTGGTTTAGCTCATTTAAAACAAAGTATTGAAGATATTTTAACCACTCCCAAAGGCAGTCGTGTTATGCGTCGTGATTATGGTTGTGCTTTATTTGAACTGGTAGATCAACCTTACTCTGCTGTTTTAGTGGGTGATATTACGATGGAAATATCACAAGCGCTTAACTTATGGGAGCCAAGGTTTGAATTAGAACGTGTGGTTGTTAACCGCATAGAAGCAGGAAAACTTAGCATAGAAGTCATTGGAAAGTATTTATTGAATGGCGAAGCTGTTCGATTAGAAGGCATTGTTTTTTAACTTTATTAAACAATTTTAACTTTGATGGGGTTCTCTCATCAAATCAAATAACTATTTTTATTTTGTCAAAATCAATCGATAAAAGAATGATCTCTTATCGGCTGCTTAATTTTGATTTTTTTTTAACTGACACACTTTCAAAGGAGAAAATTATGTCAGATTTTTTACATGGGGTTGAAGTAATTGAGCTTGATCAAGGAACTCGTCCAATTAAAACGGTGAAGAGTTCTGTGATAGGTGTTATTGGTACGGCACCCTTTGCTGATGCTGAAAAATTTCCGCTTAATACACCTGTATTAGTGGCGGGGCGTCGTAAAGAGGCTGCTCCTTTATCTAAGGCATATGCAATTGAAAAAGCAAATACAGATGCTGTTACTAAAGCGATTGCTGAAGGTAAAACCGAAGCGGAAGCAAAAGCGGCAGGTGAAGCTGCAGTAACGGCTTTATTGGCTTCTGCTGAACTTGAAAATGCAACTGAAGGGACTTTAACTGCTGCAATGGATGGGGTTTTTGACCAAGCGGGTGCTGCTGTTGTTGTGATTCGTGTTGATGAAGCTTTAACAGCTGAAGGCGATATTGATGAAGCCGCTACGTTAAATAATTTAGTGGGCGGTGTATCAGGCTCTGGTGATTATGAAGGTGTGCAAGCATTTTTAGCAGCAGAATCGGTATTAGGTGTGTCACCACGTATTTTAGTTGCGCCTGGTTTTACACATCAACGCCCTAGTGGTAATAAAAACCCAGTTGCAGCAGAAATGGTGGGTATTGCCGAGCGTTTACGTGCGGTGATTATTGCTGATGGCCCAAATACCAATGATGCAGAAGCTAAAGCATACCGTAAAGACTTTGGCTCTCGTCGTGTTTTTGTTGTTGACCCAAAAGTAAAAGTATTTAAAGAGGGCGAAGTGGTAGTTGAAGCTGCCAGTGCGCGTGTTGCGGGTATGATTGCAAAATCAGATAACGACCGTGGCTTTTGGTGGAGCCCAAGCAATACGTTAATGAATGGTATTGTAGGCACAGCACGGGCGATTGATTTCCAACTAGGTGATAGTAATGCACGTGCAAACCTATTAAATGAATCTGAAGTATCTACCATTATTCGTCAAGATGGTTTTAGATTATGGGGTAACCGTACTTGTTCTGCCGATCCTAAATGGGCTTTCTTATCTGTAGTACGTACAGCTGACATGATTAATGATTCATTATTGCGTGCTCATATGTGGGCCGTTGACCGTAATATCACCAAAACTTATATCGAAGATGTGACAAACAGTGTGCAGTCTTACCTTGATAGCTTAAAAGCGCAAGGTGCTATTTTAGGCGGTAAAATTTGGCCAGAAGATGAGTTAAATACACCTGAAAATATTGCAGCAGGTAAAATTTACTTCAGCTTTGACTTCACACCACCAACGCCTGCAGAGCATATTGTTTTCCGCAGCATCTTAACAAATAACTACCTAGAGGAACTTGTATAATGGCTAAATCACCTAAAATTCTTAAAAAATTCAAACTATCTGTTGACGGTCAAGGCTATCTTGGCATTGCTGATGAAATTACTTTACCAAAAATAACGGTAAAAACACGCGAAGTGACTTCGGGTTTTCAAGCGCCAATTGAACTAGATATTGGTCAATTAGAAAAACTAGAAGGTTCAATTACGTTACTTGAATATAACGATGCGGTAATGAAGTTGTTAGGTGGTTGGGGTGTTAAAACAACCACTATGACAGCTCGCGGCGCTATTCAAGCACAAGGTGAAGCACCTGTACCCGTTGTTGTTACGCTTGAAGGTTTCTTTAAAGAAATTGATATGGGTAACTGGAAAGATGGCGAAGAAGCAAAGCTGACTATGCAATATACAGTGCAAAAATATAAGCTGAAAATTGGTCAGGATGAAATTTACAATATCGATCTTTATAACGATACACGTATCATTAATGGTGAAGACCAAATGAAATTATTACGTGCAGCGATTGGAGAATAATAACAGATGAAAGAAATGATTAAATTAGCTTTCCCTGTCACCATAGATGCTCATGAATATACAGAGTTATCAATGCGTCGACCTAAAGTGAAAGATCGTTTATTGGTCGATAGAAGTGATTTACATGAATCAGAAAGTGAAGTGCATTATTTTTCACATTTGTGTGAAGTATCTCCTGATATTATCGAAGAACTGGACTGGAGTGATTTTGTTCAGTTAAGAGAAAAGCTTCAGCTTTTTCTCGGATCCCGCCCAAGCGTTTAAAAAGTATGGTAATTGCCCTCGCAAAATATACCGGGTGGGGAATGCAAGAGCTACTTGATCTCACAGAGTCAGAACTAACCATGTGGTTTGACTCGGCTCTGGACTATAAGCAAGTATCAGAAAATCAATGATCTTGCTAAAAAGCAGGAATTTATTCCTGCTTTTTACTTTCCCAAACGCAACGCAATTTATCTATGACATATATTTTGTCATATCAATTTTAAATTTTTTTTGGATGCGCCATGAAAAACAAAAACACCAAAGCGAAGAAGGATCTCAGGCAAGATAGTCGACGCTCAAAATCATTTAAGCCCGAGGCTTTAAGCAAAAATGTAATGCGTCCAAAAAGTCCAGTAACAAAGTTTTCACAGTCTTTGTTTAGTGCACCTAAACAGTTGGAAGCAGTAAACGGGCAAACAGATCATAACGCTAAGTTAGGTTCTGTAATTTCACAGATCAGTAAATTAGGTTTTAAAACAAAATCTAAAAAATTAGTAAAAGCAATGAGTGGTCTTGCTAAGTTAGATTTAAAACAATTAGAAACAGGTGACCTTTCAAGTTTAGTAAATGGCTTGCCTGAAGTTTTAGAGTCAATTAATTTAAAAGATGCAATAGATCCTGTTTTATCAAGTATTAATGCATTTGAGTCGTTAGATGTAAAAGCAATTGTTGATGGTGACTTAAGTACTTTAACTAAAGTAGGGCCTGAATTATTACGTAAGTTAGATTTTAAAGAAGCAGCCAATGTTTTATCTCAAGGTATGGGTTTAGTTGAGCAGGTAGATATTAAGCAAATTGCTAATGGAGATTTAAGTTCAATAGCCAAAGCAGGGCCTGAATTATTACGTAAATTAGATTTTAATGAAGCCGCTAATATTTTATCTCAAGGTATGAATTTAGTTGAGCAGGTTGATATTAAACAAATTGCTGACGGAGATTTAAGTTCAATAGCCAAAGCAGGGCCTGAATTATTACGTAAATTAGATTTTAATGAAGCCGCTAATATTTTATCTCAAGGTATGAATTTAGTTGAGCAGGTTGATATTAAACAAATTGCTGACGGAGATTTAAGTTCAATAGCCAAAGCAGGGCCTGAATTATTACGTAAATTAGATTTTAATGAAGCCGCTAATATTTTATCTCAAGGTATGAATTTAGTTGAGCAGGTTGATATTAAACAAATTGCTGACGGAGATTTAAGTTCAATAGCCAAAGCAGGGCCTGAATTATTACGTAAATTAGATTTTAATGAAGCCGCTAATATTTTATCTCAAGGTATGAATTTAGTTGAGCAGGTTGATATTAAACAAATTGCTGACGGAGATTTAAGTTCAATAGCCAAAGCAGGTCCTGAATTATTACGTAAATTAGATTTTAATGAAGCCGCTAATATTTTATCTCAAGGTATGGATTTAGTTGAGCAGGTTGATATTAAGCAAATTGCTAATGGAGATTTAAGTTCAATAGCCAAAGCAGGTCCTGAATTATTACGTAAATTAGACTTTAATGAAGCCGCTAATGCTTTATCTCAAGGCATGGCATTAATAGAGCAGCTTGATGTTAAGCAAATTTCTGACGGAGATTTTAGTTCATTAGCAAAAGCAGGGCCTGAATTATTACGTAAATTAGACTTTAATGAAGCCGCTAATGCTTTATCTCAAGGCATGGCATTAGTAGAGCAGCTTGATGTTAAGCAAATTTTTGACGGAGATTTTAGTTCATTAGCAAAAGCAGGGCCTGAATTATTACGTAAATTAGATTTAGGTGAAGCAGCATCAGTATTTGAAAAAGCATTACCTGGAATAGAAAAAGTAAATTTTAAAGATGTGCTAGATGGTGATTTAAATTCTCTAGTGGGTGCTGCACCCGAGCTGTTAAAAGGTTTTGGGTTAGATGAGGCAGCCGATATTTTTTCAGCATCAAGCCAGATCGATGTTAAACAAATTTTAGATGGAGATTTAAATTCACTCACTAAAGCTGGGCCTAAGTTATTACGTAGCTTTAAATTAAATGAGGCTGCAGATTTATTTGAGGGTGTATTACCTGAGATCGAAAAAATCGATTTTAAAGGTATTTTAGATGGCGATTTAAAATCTTTGACCAGTGTTGGGCCTGATATATTAAAAGGTTTAGGTTTTGATGGTGCAGCAGACATACTGACCAACGTCATGCCAGGACTAGAGCAGCTCGACTTTAAAGGTATTTTAGATGGCGATTTAAAATCTTTGACCAGTGTTGGGCCTGATATATTAAAAGGTTTAGGTTTTGATGGTGCAGCAGACATACTGAGCAATGTCATGCCAGGACTAGAGCAGCTCGACTTTAAAGGTATATTAAGTGGTGATTTAAAATCCTTGGTCAGTGCGGGGCCTGATTTATTAAGAGGCTTAGGTTTTGATGGCGCAGCAGATATTTTTGAATCTATGGATGGAGTATTCGATAATATTTTTTCTGATAATGAAGATGAAATAGCGGACAAAAAAAATAAAAAAACAAATAAAACAAAGCAAAAGGCTAAAAAGAAAGGTCGTAAAAATAAGCGAAAGCAAAAACGCGTTAAAAATAAGTCACTAAATAGCAAGTTGACTAGCAGCAATCATAAATTTGATGATGCAGATAATACGAATAAAAAAGCCTCTAAATTAAACAAAAATCAAACAGCACAAACTAAACAGCATAAGTTGGGTAAATCATTTGGCAAGTCTAAAGGAGGTATATTTAAAAGCTTGATGAAAAGCCCCGCCTCTAAAGTATTGGGCCGCGTTGCTGCTCCGCTTACAGCAATAATGGGGGCTATTAGCATAGGGTCAACTTTAAACGATGATTCATTGAGTGCAGCTGAAAAATCAAAAGGTGTAGGCGCTGCTGCTGGTGGTGCGGGTGGTGCTTTAGCCGGTGCAGCGGCAGGCGCTGCGTTAGGCTCTATCATTCCTGGTGTTGGCACTGTTATTGGTGGCTTAGTGGGTGGTGCTTTAGGTGCTTTTGGTGGTGAAAGCATAGGTGAAAGTATAGGTGGATTTGTTGGCGGTTTCTTTTCTGATGATGAAGAAAAAACGCAACAAGATAAATCTCCGCAAGAAAATAAGGAAGAAAATAGTCTAATTCAACAGTCCAGTGCAGTTGAAAATTCAAAAGATCTTGCACTGGATCCTAAAAATAAAGTGGTTCAATTAAACCAAAATGACGGTATTAAAGAGGGAGAACTTTCAGCTAATCAAGCGTCTTCATCATCTGCTGTTGCAAATGTCACTGTAAATGCTGAAATAAATGTTAATGCCGCTGCTGATATGGATAAAACTGCAATAGCACAAGAAATTAAACAAATATTAGAAGCAAAAGAGCGAGATGCATTACGTGACTTACGTTTACGTTATATCGATGAGGTAGCTTAGTATGAAAATAAAAAACACCCAGTATCAAATGAAGTTAGGGGAGTTTCAATTTGCAGTAAGTGGTGCAAGCTTTAATAAACTGAATTATGAATCTAATTATCGTTGGGATACAAAATCGGCACCAACTGAAAAATCTAGCCCTTTGTTACAATATATTGGACCAGGTGGCAGAACGCTGAATATTGAGGGGATTATTTATCCACAACTTGTAAAAAATGGGTTAAAACAAGTTGATATGATGCGCGAAGAAGCCAGTAAAGGTAAACCATTACCTTTGTGTTATATAGAAACAGGTTCTACTTCAAATAGTGGTGTAGGTCGAATATTGGGTTCTTGGTGTATTGAAAAAATCAGCGAGCAAAGAAGCATATTTTTAGCTGATGGTAACCCAAGAGAAATTAGCTTTACTATGTCCTTAAAAGCGTTTGAAAATAAAATTAAATATAAAGGATAAATGTATATGAGTAATGTAAATTACCGTACCAGAGAAGGTGATTGTCTTGATTATATTTGCTGGAAGCATTACGGGCATTTATCTGGAGTGGTCGAAAAAGTGTTAGAACATAACCCTGGACTCGCAGCATTAGGGGAATTATATCCCGAAAATATAGTTATTATCTTACCTGAAATATCTGTTTCTAAAGTAAGTAATATCGTTAGAATTTGGGATTAAGGGGTAATTTATGTATATGACACCTTATTTTGTACTTAACGCAAATGGTAAAGACATTAGTCAATCATTAATGGATCGTGTGGTATCTGTTCGAGTACGTCAAAAATCAGGTTTAATAAGTGATACATGTATAATTGAAATTGATGATCATAGAGAAAACCCAATACAGTTACCCAGTTCTGACGATACCATTTCTATCGCATTAGGCTATGCTCAAGAAGCGACTGATGATGCTAGTCAGTTAATAAATTTTGGTCAATTTGATGTCAGTGAGTTCTCTTTGGATGGGGTCCGAGATACATTAACTATTTTTGGTAATAAATCTATTTGGTCAAAAGGGCTGCAAATACCTTTAAAATTTAGTTGGTTATCTGACCCAGATCAGCCTTTGTTATTAAAAAACCTGGTTGATAAAATAGCTAGTAAATATGGATTACAAGCAAAATTATCATCTAAACTAAATACAATTGAATTACCTGCTATTGAGCAAAATGAAAGTGATATGCAACTGCTAACGCGTTTAGCTAGTTATTATGATGCTATTGTTAAAATAATTGATGACTTTTTAGTTTTTATTCCAAGAGGTACAGGTAAAACGACCAGTGGAAAAAAACTCAAAGAAGTAACTTTAGTTCGGGAGCAACTATTAAGTTGGACGGCTTTAAATACTCAATATCCAGGTTATAAATCATGTCAAGCTTGGTATCACGATTTTATTACAGCAAGTAGAAAAAAAGTTAAAGTTGGCTCAGATAAACCGTGTTTTGATTTAAATTTAACGTATGCCAATGAAGTAACTGCAAAATTAGCCGCCAAAGCCAGGCTAACTCATGCAAATCGAATGGCGAAATCAATAGATCTTAAATTTATTGGTGAGCCAAATGTGATAGCGGGGGGCGTCATAAAAGTAGAAGGTGTTAGAGATGGCATTGATGGCAGGTGGTTTGTATCACAAGTTGAACACTCGATTGATAGCAAAGGATTTGTAAGTCAGGCGCAGTGTGTGCTTTTAACTGAATAACGCAAATTATTAGGCGTTAAACAAGACCGCTAATATAATAAAAAGGCTGCTAAATTAATAGAAGCCTTTTTTAAAAATAAATTGAAGTGATATCCAAACAGTCTATATCAATTCAAAATAAAGACATTTAACATACAGTCATTTCAGATTTTGCATGACCAACGGGTGCTATTGAACCGCATGCTTGTGTACTGATTACAACTACAGGACGTAAATCATCTGGCATTGCTGTTGGTAATGCGTTTGATGATTCAAGCTCAATAGAAACAGGCGTTGTCATTGGTGCTGTAGCGTGACCGTAAACTAATGTTGGTTTTTCAGTTTTCACTTCCTCAACAG